TTAGAATGTATTCTAGTATGTAAAAAATTTATTATATTAATTATATGCGTCTTTTATTTTTTTTTTTATTTATAAGTAATTTATAAGTGATACACAATATGACAGACAATATGATAAACAATAATACTTTTTTAGCAAATTTATCATTATCTAGTAATTCTGAATTGAATATAGAATCAAAGATGGAATCAAGTAATTTATTAAATATTGAAATTGGTTCCAAAATAAAATTATTTAATTCAAATACTGAATATATTTTTTATGGTTATAATCATAATCAAACTTTAATTGCGTGTTTTCCTGAAAATTCTACTAATGCTGTTGAGAATATGATTTATATCCCATTACAACAAATAGAAACAATTTTCTAGAATTTTCTAGCATTTTTTTATTACATTACTACAAAAAAAATTATTTATGTATTGTGTATATAATGATGTGTATATTTATTCATTCGATATATTCGAGCCAAGCTTCAATAGTATCATTGCTAATACCATATTGTTTTAAATCCTCTCTAGCTAGTTCTCGATGTTTTTCGACGGTGTAATCGCCAGTGCGATTCAATGTATTTTTAATATTTGAAATTGTATTACTGATATATTCTGAATCAGAAACAGTAATTTTTACAATATCACAAAAGCCATTAAGAGAACCAACTAGACGTGTAATTTTACCAATAAAACAGAGGTCTTTACTTTCTAGCAATTCTTGATTAATAATTTGTTTTATTTCATTTTGTGTTTCTTTATTAAATTCGGTTTCGTGAATATATGTCCATACATATGAAAATATTTCTTTGAAATTCATTTGTAATACATAATGGATTTCATTATTGGAAAATTCTTTATCAATCATTTTTTTACAAGATTCTGTCAGAATTGGCTCATTTATAATTTGATGTGAAATCTTTATATAATCTATAACTATTTTTTGGGATGTTATATTTTCAATACTTTTTATAAGATTTTTTTGCACCGCGGAATTATGAATATTTTGGGAATCTCTTACAAAATTACGACCATTTGTTAGATTGTCAATAAATCTTTTTACTTGTGGTTGCATTGTTAGGATTGGGTTATTTTCATAATTTAAAGTTAATAATCCTTTTGCATTGATAATATTAGTAGGTAATACCAAAATATTATTATTAGAAATATTTAAAGTTTTTAATTTATTAAGATTTTCAAAAATAGGTGGCAATTCTGTAATATCATTATTATTTAATTCTAAATTTTTTAAATTTATCAAATTTTTAAAAGATACTGGCAACTCTTTAATTTTATTGAAATTTAAATACAAATCTTCCATACTTGTTATATTGCCTATTGATTCTGGCAAATATTCAACATTTGTATCGTAAATTTCAAAAAACTTCAGATTAACCATATTACCAATTGTATTTGGTATTTTTCTTATAGGATTTCGGCTTATTTTCAGCCGTTCAATTTTAGTTAATGTGAAAAGATTATCTGGTATTTCTTGCAGTCCAATATTATCCAGATTAAAATCATTCATTTTTTTTAAATTATTTATGGTGGAAGGTAATTTTTCTATACCAGGATTATTACCTATATCCAATCCAATTAAATTTACTAGATTACCAAATGAATTATCAATGGTAATCAACGCACAGTTATTTAATAATAATTTTTGCAGAGTGAGCAATTTTGTTATTTTGTAATCAACTATATTAATTGGATTATTATTAAAACTAAGACATTCTAATTTCTCTAGTTTTGCAAAATATGGTGATATTTCAGATATATTATTATTAGCAAGATTCAAGAATTTAAGTTGTTTCAAAGAACCAATTCCTGCTGTTATTTTTTTAATATTATTGTTAATGAAATATAATTCAATAAGATTTGTCAAAGCATAAACTTCTTCGGGTATGCTAGATAGACTACAATTACACATTGATAAAAATTCCAATGTTTTTGGAATTTGCAATTTTTGAACTTGAACTAATTTGCCAACATTAGAATTTGTTAAATCCAAATGTTTAAGATTGCAAAACATTGTAAAATCAGGTAATTTAGATAATTTAATACCATTTATAACCAGTTTCTCTAGATTAATAAAATTATAAATATATTGTGTAAAACTATTACTAGGAATGTCAAAAATATTTAATGTATTCAATTTCCAATATTTATCAATATTAATACCTTTTATTTTTTCAGATTTTTTCTGCATTTCAACCCAACCAAAACTATCCTTAGGTTTGTTTTTTTTATCAATAAAATCACAATAATTGTAATTCATTGCTGTTAGTTCTGTAAATTCAGTGTTATCTGAACCCAAATTACTATCTAGTTTTATCTTTTTCTCAATCGATTTTGAATTAGTGTCATTGGTGTCATTGGTGTCATTGTTGTCATTGGCACGTTTAAGCATTTTTGTAAAAAGTTAAAACTGATTTGAAAACTGTAGATGCAAGATGCAAATTATAATTAATTAATATAATACAATAAATATCAATTTTTTTTTAATAATAGACAAAAAATCCAAAAACACAAAAAAACAAAACAAAACAAAACTTAATGCATATTTAATAATTTTTCCACAATTAAATTACTAAATCCAAAACAAACTGTATTTAAATCATTATATATTTTAAATCCGGGTAATCTAGCATCACCATAAATAACATTTTTAAAATATTCAAAACCTTTTTTTTGCAATGCGATAATCTTCGTTTCATCATTCAATAATTCTCCACATTTTGCATAAATATATTCCCAACTATGAATTGTAGTATCAAATGATAAACCAAATTCTTCCCAGGCATTACCAAATGGACTGGAAAAATCATTTATTAATATGGGAATGCTACCACACGCTAAAGCCTCAATAATCCGCATACTACTATTTCCATTACCTTTAGGACATAAACATATTTTTGATTGCAAAATTTCACTGTATGATTCAAATGCGGTTTCTTCTAATTGCTTTTGCGTAGGTTTAATAAAAGGATTCATCCGCCAATCCCAATATTTATTATTTTCTATAATTTTACATTTTGGTTTATCTTTAAAATAATTATACATATCGGTACGCATTCCAGACCAAATTGTACCCTTAAAATATATTTCAATTTCTCTATTCATAATAAATTTGCCTTTTGATGCATTAATATTTGAATCAGACTGTATTTGCATAGCCTCATAAAATTTAAATATTGCCGGATTAGTTACAAATATTTGTGTTTGTTTTAAAGCCAAACCACTTGGTTTTACAGCATTAGTAAACCAAATACATTCATTATCAATTTGTGCACTTAGGTCGCCACTTAATATAAAAACCAACTTATTTTTAGGATATTTTGCTTTTATCTTCATAATTAATGGTATAGGATCACCATTGCTTTCAAATAGTATATATTTTGCTTCATCAATTGTTTTTGCCATCTCTATCTTATCACTATGTAGATGAAACCATTCTCCAGAAATAGGGGATAGAAAACCCAATTTTAATTTGGTATTAATATTTTCAATATTTTCAACCGCCATTTGATATATTATGCAGTTTTTAGAGATAACTTTTGTTATATCTTTTGTTATATCTTTTGTTATATCTTTTGTTATATCTTTTGTTATATCTTTTGTTATCTTTTTATATTGTTATTGATAAAAAAATAAATTTAAAAGAATTTTAGAAAGATAATACAAAATCTAATAAAAACAAATAAAACATAATAAATCCAAATAAACAAAATATATTGGCTATTAGAATAACTATTGCTATGATGTTAAGTTCTTTAGAATCATTACCAAAAAATACTTTATCTAGAATAGCAATTGATACAGTATTTTTCAATATGTCATATAGTGGAATTACACGTGTATGGGAAACTATTTTGAAAAACATTACTATATTTTCTTCAATGAATGAAAATCTCCCTAATTATGAAATAATTTTGTTAATTCGGGGAAAAAATATTCCTAATAGTTTGCAAAATATTATCAGTCAGAAGAAATACCAAATAATTGAAATACCAGATTTTAACTATATAACTATGATGCAAGATGTAGACCATTTGAATTACATTTGTTATCAAAACAATATTAATTATTTCATATCAACTTATTACACCTACAGTACAATAATCCCTAATATATTAATGATTTATGATATGATACCTGAAATATTTAATATAGCACCTACTCATATGTGGCAACAAAAAGATTTAGCCATTAAAAATGCTTCACAATTTATAACAATTAGTAATACCACCAAAAATGATTTAATAAAATATTATCCACATATTAAAACAGAAAACTATCCAATATCAAATATTTATTGTTCTATTCCATCCCAAGATATGCATTTACAAACTGCAAACCCACCGGCTGTAAAATATGACGATACATTTCTAAATAATATTTTAATAAATAATGGTATCTATCCAAAAAAATATATATTCGCAATGGCAACTAATAATGAAAAATATAAAAATATACAACTCATCCAAAATCTATTCACCAAATACCAAATTCAATTATGCGAAAAATTATCAACTACAATACCCATTATACTCCTCATTAAACAACAATTGCCTAATGGATATGCAATTTCAAACGGTATTTTCTACATTTCAAATATTTCTGATGAAATATTAAATACATTATATAAAAATGCACTTTGTTATATACAACCTTCTCTTTATGAAGGTTTTGGATTACCAGTATTTGAAGCATTTTCACATAGAATACCAGTAATTGCTATCTTTCTGCCCATCTATCAAGAAATAGCACCAAATGCGATTAATTTTATTGAAAATGATGTAGATGAATTATTTGATAAGATTTGCTTTATTCATAATAATATTTACTCGGCTGGGCATATGGTGAGTAAAAGGATTGAAAATGGTTTTTTACTTTTGGAAAAATATTCTCTGGAAAAGCAAATGCAATCTATTCATACATTATTTAATTCACTTACAGATTATACAAATAATACAAATAATACAAATAATACAAATAATACAAATATTACTAAAAAAATAAATTATTCTGTTAATGGAAAATTTGATTTTCTAAATATAATTTTCCAATCTTACAATGAAACTAATCCTGAACGCCAGAAAGAATTACTATATTGTATTCAAGCAAATCTAGATAATCCATATATTAAACATATTCATGATTTTGGTTATCAACCTGAAAAATATTTACCAGATGCAATAACAAAACATTCTAAATATAAATCCATTCAATCTATTCAATCTATTAAATCAATTGGAAATAAAAAATTAACTGATACATGGCTAACTTATGAAACTGCCTTTAATTATTCTAATCTACAAGAAAATATTACTAAATATGGTTCCTATTGGGGAATTATAAATGGTGATATCTTTCTAGAATACCAACAATCACAATGGCAATTAATCCGTGGCAGATTAAACAGTGGTTTTATCTTGGCACAATCTCGCCACGAATTTAATATTCTTCCAAATGGGGAAACAGTCGCAAAGATGGATGATAATTTTGCAAGGATGTATCATGCTAACACCCAAGATGCATGGTTTTATAAAGCACCTATACAAATCGCACCTGATTCTAATATTGATGTTGATTTTCAATTAGGAATGTTAGGATGTGATAATGCTATTGCTGACCGATTAAGCAAAGCCGGTTATAAAGTTATTAATCAACCAAAAACATTTAAAATAATGCATTATGATATTGCAAAAGGTAAAAATAGTTCCAATTATCTAGAGAAACATTTAAAAGAAGCACACGAGAAAAGCAATACCAAACCAAAAAATAAACATCCAGAAAGAAAAGGCTCATATTTAGTTCCTAATTACGACCAACTTTTAGGGAACAGAGCAGATATTGACTTAAATAGTATTGTAAATGGAATGGGTGGGCTGAGCAATGATGAGAAATATAAAATTATTTCAGAAATATATAGTTCCCGAATAATTATTACAAATCCTGACTAAATTATTAATAAAATATAAAATATAAAATATATAAAATATAAAAAAAAAAATAATCATACCAAAATTAACTAGCGCTTCATCTTTGCCCGAAATTCATCCAAAAATTGGGTAGATTCTTCTAGGGTTGGTATTTGAAATCGAAGATGTTGATTGTTTCGGCTTTGTGCAAACCAGGTATTTGCACTTGCGACTATTTCAAGCAAAACTTTGTGCCCGTTTTCGTAGGAAGGGTCGCTAAAAGCAGTAAATATTTGAAAAATCTCTTTTCCAAACGCCCGATATTTTATAAGCCCTGCAAAGAGGGAATTTTCGCCATACGTGCTGGTGTCACAAGAACAGGAATCACGGTTTTTACTGCAAGGTTCATAGTGGAAACCATCTGGCGTTCCATCTGGTGAACCATCAGCTGGACAACCAACGAGGGTATTAAATATGGCAAAAATTGTCAACATTCTTAATTAAATAATAATTATATAACTATTTATAAATAATCAATTTTTGTTATTTTTTTGAATATTTCTATTTTTTATATTGTATCTCTAAAGTATCTCTAAAATATCTCTAAAATATCTCTAAAGTATATTTAATTTTTTTTTCATTTTTTCATTTTCCTTAACTAATTCTTCATTTTCTTTCATTTTATATTCACATAAAGCAATCATAATATTTTCATTATCTTGATATCTTTCCGCACAAAAATTTATAAATTCACTTTGATATTTGTTTGCTTTTCTAATTTTTTCAATAAATTGTTCTTCTGTGTGCTGGAAGCATTATTATATTTATCTGGATGAAATAATAGACTTATTTTTTTATATTTTGCTCTAATATTTTTATCAGGTTCTTTATTAACAGAAAATGAAAATGAAATACCACCGTTAATATTTAAATATTCATATTGGTTAAAAATCTTTTTATTAGTATCAAGATAACTATTAAATTTAATAATTGCCTTAGGTTTAATATAATTTATCCATTTATCACAATGTGTTTTATAATTATTATAAAGTTGTTTTCCTTCTTCATCTAGAGCATCTAGAAATGACATTTCAATGATTTCTACTATATAACAATTTTTTAACAATTTTTTATATTATTTTTATATCAATTTCATATCAATTTCATATCAATTTCATATCAATTTTTTTTGTTATAATTTTCTAATCATTTCGATTTCCCATTTATATCCATGTTCAGCTTTATGACTATCTTCAATATCAGCAGAACCTGGGCTATGTATTAAAGGCAAAACCCATTTATTTGGGGTTTCCGGTAAGCCATTCATATCAGAATGTCTTAAAGGCAAAACCCATTTATTTGGGGTTTCCAGAATCATTGGTATACCACGTGTTTCGCAAAATATTTTAATATATTTAAGTGCTTTTTTGCCTTCTGGAGTATGGTAGATTAGACCTTGTCCAATACCTCGATGTTCATCTTTTCTACTTGCAATGGGATATCGAGAATCATTTATATGAAAATTAGTAATATTTTTCCAACCTATTAAAGTATTAAACTTATCTAGATAATCCTTTATACCTGATACTGATGAAATATCATAACCACTAACAAAAATATGTGCTGTATCAATGCAAATTCCTACTTTTTTATAACCAAAATACTTTACACCATTCCAAATTAGTGTAAGTTCTTCTAAAGTATAAGCAATTTGCGAACCTTGCCCGGCAGGTGTTTCCAATGCTAGTTTTATTCTTGGTGGCATTTCCTTTAAAATTTTATTAATATTATCAATTAAATTTTTTATTGCAATTGTAGCTTCTAAATCTTTTTTGAAACCTAAATGGAGGATAACACATTTTGCCCCAATACGAGAACCATATTCTAAATCATATTGAATATTATCATGCATATATTTAACTCTCCCACTATTGGGATGAGCATTACAAAAATTTAGTAAATATATACTATGGATTATAAGGGTTATTTTATTCTGGCTGAGATAATTGCGAATTTGTGTAATTTCTTCATCCGTAAGTTTAGTTTTTGTTTTTAGTGATGCAGAACGATTACTACCTAAGAAAATTTGTGCTGCATTACCATCTATCGATTCTAAGTATTTAATACTATCTAATATGGATGATGATGTGGATGAGGATGTTGATGAGGATGTGGAAATACTTATATGACATCCCAGAATTAATTTTTTAAATAATTTCTTTGATGTTATTTTTTTAGTCTGATTTTTAGGTATTCTCTTTGTAATTTTTCTCGTTATTTTCATTTATAGTATTTGGTATTTATAATAAATATACATTAAAATTTATAGCAAAATTTATAACAAAATTTATAGCAAAATTTATAACAAAATTTATAGCAAAATTTATAACAAAATAAAAACTTAGTAAATAAATAGGATATCTCTTATGATAATAGGGTAGTAGATGAGTAAGACTATTAATAATATATCGAATAATAGTAAATATAATTACAATGAATACAATGACAATGAATACAATGAATATAAAATAACTACAAATAATTCTGAATTTAACAACAGTCAATATAACAATCAATATCAAAATAATAATGTTGTATATTCAAATACAAATGATATAAATGATGCAAATAATATTTCTGGATATAACTATTCTTCTGGTAGTATATCTACTGATTCAGGTAATGGCAACAGTAATAATGCATCATCTTATTATAATAAAATTTCCAATAAAAATAATGATGAGTTATCTAGTATATCATCTAGTGTATCAGTCAACAATAATAGTTCGATAAATAGTTCAATAAATAGTTCTTCAATTAATAGGTATATAAAATCATTAAATTTTGATGAAAAAGATATTCAGTTATCACCGCAGGATAAAATAAATAAGGCACCGCAATTAAAATTATCAGTAAATAAAGTAAATAAAGTAAATAAAGTAAATAAAGTAAATAAAGTAAATAAAATTTCAAAGAGTAAAAAAACCAAAGATATAAAAATCCAAAATATAGATAGTATTTTTATACCGCCATATGATTCTGATTGGTTCGAAACAGAAAATATAAAAAAAAATAAACTATCTCTAGAAATGTATTTAAAAAGATTATTTATTATTGCAAGGGATAATTTACAATGCAATTTAAATAAAGATAATACAAAAGCAATATTAGTGCCTCACGCAGGTATTAAATATTCTGGATTATGTTCGGCATCTGCATATTATGAATTACGTAATCGAACTAATGCAATAAAAAATATAATACTCCTATGCACAAATCATCAAAGCACTAATATAATTAGCACTAGTTATAATAAAATAGATTCTTATAGAATTGGAAAAACAAAATTGTCTCTAGATACAAACACAATTAAAAAATTAAAACCTTATATTGAAATAGATAATGAAATATTTGAAAACGAACATTCTTTTTTTAATCAATTACCTTTTATAGAAACAATCGCACCAGATGCTTTAATATGCCCTCTATTAATAGGTAATATTCCACTTAATGGTGACAATATACAAAAAATTAGATTAATATTGCAAATATTAAAGAATCTATTGCAAAAAGACGGAACTGTATTAATATGTTCTAGTGATTTATCACATATTAACGGACATTTTGAATATAAAATTAATAGTTATATTAATGAAAATATTAGAAAGACTGATAGTGGAATATTACAATTTCTTTATAATTTAGTTGATGGTGTTAATAGTGTAAATAGTGTAAATAGTGTAAAAGGGAAGCAAATCAATAAATTAGATGAAATATTATATCTGCAAAATTCTCCTGCCTGTGGTATAATGGCAATATATCTATTTGGTAAATTATTATGCTCTTTATTAAATTGTAGTAATAATGTTAGTAATATCCAAATTGATATTAATAAAAATAATTTTAATAAAAATAATTTAATAAATGGGGATATATTTGTTAATAATAGTAATAGTAATAGTAATAGTAATAGTAATAGTAATAGCGGAAATAAAAAAATATTTTATTCTAGAGTAAGTTGTTATTATACATCTTTATCTAGACAGTATATAGATATTTTTAATTTTAATAAAAATCAATTAAATCATATATTAGACATACCAAATACAACTATTAGTTGTGTTAGTTATGCCGGAATAATATTTACAACACAAAAAAATATTCAAACTAAAAAAACTAACAAAATAGATATGATTTGTAGCGAATATGAAAAAATAGCATTACTTGGATTAGCAAAAGAACAATTATTTTATAAATTATATAGTAATACTGGTAATACTGTAAAAATGCCTTCACATCTTATAAAACCTATTTATAGCCCTGTTTTCAATTTAAATTTAGGAATTTTTATTACTTTATATAGACAAGGAGAAAAACATAATGAAAAACATAATGAATTACGTGGTTGTATTGGCACACTAGAAACTAATAATGATGAAAATACAATTGAAAGCAACGTTAAAAAATATGTTATAGAAGCGGCATTAAAAGATTCTAGATTCAATCCAATTGAAATAAAAGATTTTAATATGCTAGAATTCAGTATAACTATATTATATAATATGAAACCTATAACATTAAACGATTATTTTGGTAGTAAATTTGTTATTGGACGGGACGGGATATTAATCAGTAACGGAAAAAAACAAGAATATTTATTACCAAATGTTGCTACAGAATTTGAATATAATAAAAAAGAATTATTAGAAGAATTATGTATTAATAAAATGGGTAATAATTCAAAGAGTTGTTTTAGAAATTCAAATGCACAATTATTTTATAATGAAGGTTTAGAATTTAATACATATAACTAAAAAAAAATATATATAATTTATAATAGATAAACAAAAACAAAACAAATAAATTGTAATAAAATTTATAATAAAATTTTATTAAAATGAGTGGTTATTACAATTTATTGCCAACAATTTTAATTGATATTTTTATTATATTATTATTTGAAGGATTAGTATTTTTCTTATATTTAATAAAACAAGAAGAACAAATTATAAGCAATCAATTTAGTAAATTTTTATTAAATATAAGAAAAAAAGAAGACAAAATAACTGACCCAGTACAAAAACAATTAGTAGAAACTGCTAGGACACAAATAAACAATTATATACCAACAGCAATGAAAAAAGAGCAAACATATATAGAGACTTCATATAGAAACGGTTTAATTATTTATGTATTTACTTTATTATCAATTATTATAATCTTATTTATATATTCATATATTGTTATATACAAACTTGGTAAAACAATTAACTGGGGTACAATAATTACAATAGTATTTATAACAATTATTTTAATAATAATTATGGAATTATTATACATTAAGTATGTCCTTTTTAATAAAAAATTTAATGATAGTCAAATACAATTAGATTTTATAAATGCATTAGCAAATTAACAAATTATATAATAACATTATTTTTATTTTTTATTTATTTTATTTTGTATTCATTTATTTTTTTATCGAAACAGTATTTAATAAACAGTAATTAAAAAACAGTATCTAAAAAACAGTATCTAATAAATAGTAAAATGTTATTTGATAAAACAAATAATAAAAGTATAATTAATATTTTTAATATATTATGTGAAGTATTTATAGGTTTTAGTGTATTTGCCATTTTTTTTGGAATATTTATGTCATATTATTTTACTGAACATCAAACAGAATTATTAGGTAAATTTATTAGTAAAAGTGTATCATTTTATAAAATATCTATCACACCTGAAATATCAACATTATTAATAAATTTTTTTAATAATTCTGGATACAAACAACAATTACAAGCAAATATTTTAGAAGATGATAAAAATGTAAATAATTATAATAAACCTTATGATGAATTACTAATGAAAATAATATTTGGTATGATAATAGTTCTATTAGTTATTATAATAATACCTTTATTATTAGGAATTATTAGATTAGAACAAATTAGTTTTAAACACATTGGGTTTAGCACAATACTTCATATAATACTTATTGTAGGATTTGAATTATTATTCCTGTTATTTATTATAACATATTTTAATTCTGTCAAACTATATTCAGCATTTCAAAATAATAAAAATCAAACTGGTATTTATATCTAGTTGAATAATCCAGAATGATTAGAAAAATATCTTTCAAAAATATAGATAAAACATAGATATAGATAAAACATAGATATAGATAAAACATAGATATAGATAAAATATGTATTCTCTAAAAAGAATTACTAAAAGAATTAAAAAAAATATAATAAAAAGAAAAAATAAAATATCCAAAATATCCAAAATATCCAAAAGAATAAAAAGAATAAAAAGAATAAAAAAACCAATAACTAAAAAAGGTGGTGGTATATTTAATTCAGTGGGTAGTTTTATATTTAATCCAGATGCAGGTAAAAATTATAGCACCAAATCATCATTATTACAAACCATTAATAAATTAGACCCAAATAGAATATCACAACAATCTGGTAAAATGAAACCTACATCATTTCAAATATATTACAATTATAATTCACCTAAACCACTTAATATAAATTTAAATCTAGCCAAACCTATTCTTAGTAGTTTAGTAGAAATGGAACCACATATTATAATTGGTAATATGAATAGATATTTAGTTGTATTGGTTGATGTTGCACCATTTAATAAATTATTATGGGCTTCGGAATTTATTAATAACTCTAAAGGCAGAACAATTTTATCATACCAATCTCCAATACCTATTGGAAGAGAACAACATAATTATATCATAAGAATATATTCATATCCTAAAGAATTACCCCCATTTACTGTGGTAGATATGAATACCAAAAAACGAAAAACTGAATATGGCAATTTTACTACATATATTAATAATCCACAATATAAAGGCAAAATTAATTTGGTTAAAGAGTTTAAATTAAATATTACAAAAGATTTTAATGTAGGTATTAATTTATTTAATCAATTGAAACTAAAATAAATAAGTTTTGATTATTAGCTAGAGTAAAAAGATTCTATTAATTTTTCAAAATGTTTTTTATATATTTTAAAACCTTCATGGCGTTCATATTTACTACCAGATTTACCCAAAATATATTCTAAATACCATTCACTAAATTTTGCAGTCATCTCATTTGGATGATAATTATTAGGATTCACCCCAAAAAATAAATTAAATTGCTCTAATGTATCTAAAAGTGTTGGTTGCTGTTTTAAATAATAAAATGTACCATCTGAACCACTTTCCAATTTTAATGCAACATTACTAACATCAGTTAGTCTAGAAGGTGTAATATTTTGAAATACTGCACCAATCCACCAATAAGTTTTACTACTTTTATCATACCATAACCAATTTGGACTCATTCCATCTGGATTATTACGATTTAACGCAATTACTGAACCCATTCCCTTAATATTCTCTACACCTTGTGAATAATCCATATAACCCAAATCTTTATATAAATCTTCAAATTCAAATGGCACTTGACGTTGATTTACATGGGTTATTTCGTGAATAAATGTAGTACTTCTTGGATTGATAAACCAATCAGCATCCATTATAATAGTATTTTCTAATGTATGAGGCATTCCTGATTCTAGCCAAGGTTTTGCCTTTGCAATAGATATTTTGCGTATCCAATTTAATAAATACTTATAATATGCTGAATTACGTTGCTTTATACTATCTAGCAAATCTAAAATAAAAATAGTTATTATAATGTGTTCTTTTGCGGTTATATCATCAAATGCATCTAGATATTTATTATATAATTCATCTCGACTAGAACATCCACGAGCTAATAGATTAGGTTGATTCATATTTTGCAAATATTCTACATTGGTATTGGTATTATTGGTATTGGTATTATTGAAATTATTAATTATAAGTTTCTGGGCTTCATTTGAATTTTTGAAATCAATTGTTATATTGTGATATTTGGATAATTTATCTGTGGGTGATAATGCATTTTCAGATTGGAAATGTTCTAATTCTTCCAATTCTTTTTTGTCTTCTTCCATTTGTTTTTCTCTCTTAGTTCTTAAATATTGAGTTATAGCATATAAACTAAGTGCTATCAAGAAAAAAAAAATAATATACCAATTCATTTGTGATACTGTATCTAGAAGTAATTATAATCTAATATTCTAATTATTCTAATATTCGGGGATTGCTTATTGGATTGCTTATTAGATTGCTTATATATATAGATATTCCAGATATTCTTAAAAAAAAATAAAATACAAATAAAATATTAATAAAATATTAATAAAATATTAATAAAATATAAATAATAATAGAATAAAATTAAAAATGAAATTTGAAATAGATTATTATAAAGTAAAAAAAGAACTTGTTCTACGTAGCATTAAAATATTTGATGTCGGAATGTTAACAGTATTATATTTTTTTTTTGGATATGTAATATCCTTATTAATTAATAAAATTTATTATGATATTGAACCAAACAAAATTTATAACAAATGGTTATTATTTTTAGAAATTTGTTTACAAATTTTTGTTATTGGTATAGTAATATATCTAATACGAAATATAGTGCAAAAAATTCCATTTCCATTAGACGGTATTTATGGGTATAAACATTCTCTAGTAAAAGAGTTCAACTCAGGAGGTGTAGCACTTGCATTTGGTGTTTTTTATGCACAAGATAAAATTAAAGATAAATTAGCATATATTTACAATTAGATTTAGATAATTAGATTTAGATAATTAGATTTAGATAATTAGATTTGTATAATTATTTACATACAAACTTAGTATTCCCTGCTGCATGTCTTAAAGTATATATATTATTTGTCTTTTGCTTCCAATCATAGCCAACTGCTTTTTCAGACATAAAATACATATCACCATCATTCAAATTAACTGTAAATAAATCACTAATTACCTGACCATTTTTATACCATTGATAATGTAATGGAAATGTTTCACCTAAACGTACGCCTATTACTATACGTCGCTCGGTATCACCGTGAAATCCAATATAAGTTTTTGTAATATCATAATAATAATTTGCTTCACATTGCAAATTATCTACTTTATTACTACTAGTTATTATTGGTAAATTATTACGAATTTGTTGCAACAATGGTAATTTATTGAAATTAATAACAGTTCCTTTACCATTAGCAAAATCTGCTTCTTGGTCAAAATCACTAAAACATAAATTATGTCTAGCGTGCTTATTAACAACTCTACCATACATCAATGCTTTCCTATCACGTTCAAATTTACATTGCTCATTATATAATTCTTTTGTATTACTAATTGCTTTACGTGCTACTAATAAATATGCGTGCGGAAATGTTATTATTTCTTCTTGATTCACTATATTTTCCGTTATTGGTTTAATAGTACTCAAATCAAATAAATTACACTGAATAAAATTATTTTCAAAATATGTTTTAGTATTCATTAAATCTTCCAATGTTAAACCTTTTTTAACTTTAGAACCTATTTTCTGCATACCATTATGATTTTCTGCACAATCACCAAATGTCAACGTAATTGTTTCATTTAATATAGACATTTTAGCTTACCTAATGCAAATTTTTATACTAATTTTATACTAATTTTTTATACTAATTTTTTATACTAATTTTTTATACTAATATATAATGAAAATCAATTTTTATTTATAAAAAAAATACAAAAAATACAAAAAACATACAAAAACATAAGAATCAACAGCGATATACATAATATTCTTTGTCTTTAAAATCTGCAGCATTAAAAATATAATCTTCAGGATTACAAATATTGCATTCATTTGGATTAATGACATAATCGCAAGGTTCTGGGCACTGATCGCATTTACCATCTGCAATCACAATATTTGTATCAGTATTGCAGATTGTATACTCAAACTTTGGAAATTTGTCAGCACCAACATCGCTTTGCGCGAACTCAAATGTGATGCTGATGTTTTGTAAGTCTTCTGGTGAAGAAACGGGAACACCTCTAAAGAATACTGTTGTTGAGTCATCAGTTCGCTTTGCAAAATATTGCCGAATTAATTTAATAAGAACACCAAGACGTAAATCTCCATAATTAAGTTCAAATCCAATTTTATACACCTTTCCATTGTATTCAAATGCAATATCCACTGCTCCAGCACGTTTTACAGAAGGGGAAATCTCAACTAGATTAACATTCTGAAATTTAGAAAAAGAAGGTGCCATTGTTTGGAATTGTTTGAAATTATTTGAAATTGATGTATATATCTAATTAAATTATAATATATTGACAAAAAATCAATTTTTATACTAAAAAATCAATTTATGCTAAAAAAACTATTAATTGCACTATCTGCTTTAGTAATGGTGGCATTTAAATAATCCGCTTTATAATAATCTTTGATTATACTATAATATATTACACCTGTAAGAAGACCTATTAAAGTACAATATATTGCATCTAATAATGTTTTACATCCAACATTTATTCTAGAATAAATAGTTATCATTATTATTATTGTTAGAGCAAAGAATTTCATTGGATTAAATGTATTATTATAATACATATCCATAAAGAAGAATCCTGCAAAAAAACCCACTGTTTGGGTAATAGGACTAGGTAAAACAAAAGGGGTTCCTGATTCGGAATACATTAACGCACATTGGGGATTAGATACACCACGCAAAACCATTTTATAACCTAACCCAATCAGTTCATTACCTAGAAAACCTAGAAATAATAATAACCCGCGAAAATCATTAAATACTACGCCAGCCATCAATGAACCAGTATATAATCCAATTGGCTCTAGCCGGACTAAAGTATTAATGAAGATTTTAGCAACATCAAATAATGATAATGACATTTCGCAAATTTATTCACAAATGTATTTACAAATTTATATTGCAATTTAGTATTAGTTATTATATTTTTAGATATATTTTTAGATATTTTTAGATATTTTTAGATATTTTATTTGTAATGGTTTAGTATTTATAGATTTTTTAATTTAAAATAAGATTAAAATAACATTAATAAAACAGATGCAAGTTTGAAAGTTTGAAAGACTAAAAGAATAATTTTCTAGAATGGTAAGCAAAGTAAGCAAAGTAAGCAAAGTAAATATTAGAGATGAATTTGAAATTAATGGGCGAGTCTATTTCATCCCAGATAAATTAATTGAAACCACACAATCACATTATCTTGGTATTGAATATATAAAATTATATAAATTTCTTCTAGCATCAGTAATAGATATCCATCTAGATAAAAAGTTATTAAAAGATATAACAAAAATAAGTAAAACACTAATAAATAATTACGTAGTTATATGTGATAGAATATTTTCCCACATAATTACTGGTAAAATAAATATAATTCATCTATCTTCAATAGAAAATGAAATAATTAACAAAATACCAGATTCATTAATTCCTAAATTAAATCCAAATATTGTAGAACGGCTAGAATAAATTCTCTCTATTCTATAATAAAAACCTAATCTATACCAAAAATGTTATATGGTAATTATGACCCCTTTACATTTATGGTAATATTACTATTCATTTATTTCATCCTTATATTATTTATAGTAATTATAATCTATAATATTATTTATCGTCATAATAATTCTAATTCCAATCAAATAAATACAATTCCACAAACTACCTGCGTGTCTTGTATTCCTAAACCTACACCATTATCTGGGAATACACAATTTTACTGAAAACTGAAAACTGAAAACTGAAAACTGAAAACTGAAAACTGAAAACTGAAAACTTTTTAGTAAATGCTGGCTTTAGCCAGCTAAGCGGTTTGGCTGCAAGCCAATATGGGGGTTATGGGGGCTTAGACCCCCAACCTAGCATTTTTTCGTGCATTTTTCCATATGTGTTTGCCACAATATTATCCCTTTGCCGGATAAGGTCTTGACGCCGTTCTTCTTCTTCATTCTCTCTATATTTTTTCATTTCATATTCTCGCATTTGGTCTGGAGTCATATCATAGCGGATATTACCCCTATCCCGTTTTAATTCATCAACACTTTTATATGTTTTATATTCTACCTTACTAGGGTCAATAAAAGCCCCCTTAGAAGTATACGCAGTTTTTAAATCTGTATATGCTAACTCCCTTCCAGAACCTGCCCCCGCAATTGGTAAAGGCTTACTAAAATCATCGATTTTACGGGCATAAATATCAATATCAGTAAAACCAGTCGAACAAGAAATTAATTCTTGTGGATCTCGATATTCTTGAATTGCTCCGCTCTGGGAAGTAATTTTCTCCTTATAATCTTCAAAAGTAGAATTGAAAACATTCAAATTAAATTTATTACCAAATATTTCATTAGGTGCTTCTGCATCTGTTTTTTCGCTACTGAACCAAGAACCATAACCATCATCACTGCTTTCCCATAATTTATTTTCTTCATAAATCTTATTAAATAATTTGGCATCAAATTTATCTTTATCTATTGTTCCGACAGAACGGAATTGTTGTTGGTCTTCTAGATAATTTTGACTACCTTTTTTTAAATCATTAAAATGTTTGTCACTTTCCCGATTCCTATATTTTTCTAATAAAGACATATAACATTTAGTTATTAATTGGAATTGTTCTGCATTCCCACCAACTTTATCTGGATGTGTTTTCATTGCCAACTTCTTATATGCCTGTTTTAATTCATCTAGAGTATATTTTGCCCCAAGTTGAAACATTTTCAATGCATCAATATTATGTTTGTCTAAATCTGATAATTTTGCTTGATAATTCATTCGGCGTTGCCTTTGTTTTTCTAAAAATTCTTTTCTCCGACGTTCTTCTTCTATCTTAAATTCAGCTTCCTCCCTTTCCGCTTCCGTTTTATAATGCTTGCTAAGTGCATCAATAGTATTTAATTGTTGTGTAGTTTGTAATGCTTTTCCTCTAGGGTCTTGATTAGTAGTTCCTTGATTAAATCCTTCACCCCATTCAATACTATTATTTTCTGATGGGATATTTGCATTTGCATAATTTTGTTTGGTTTGTCTTGAATAATTGTCTGCAGGTGGCAAATTATCTAACATAGTCGTAATTCTTTGAACTTGTGATGTAGTCATTATATGTCGGTGTTCATTAAGCAGTTTTTCCAATAATTTCCTCTTTGTATTTGGATTTTTATCCACTTCTTCCATCATTTTTTTATTATTCAAAATATCAAATAAAGAATTTGGTTTGTTATGTTTGTTAGGTTTACTCGATATATTTGCATTATCTTGGTTTTGATGATAGTCATTTTGATTCATTTGATTCATCATTGTGGGATGCACTGTCCGCTGTTGCAATTCCGCAGCAGATATAACTGGTAATTGTCTGTTATAAAATTCACCAGTTCCATTTTGATTTTGCCGATTTCTTATAACAGGTTGATTTGGTCTTTGATTATTCAATATTTGTTGTTGTAATTGTAATATCATCTGCTGATTTTCTACTGTTGCCTTACTATTATCATTTCCCATTCTAGAGTATCAAATCGAAGAAATGAAATGCCTAATATGTTTAGTAAGTTGTTTATTAAGTTGTTTATTAAGTTGTTTATTAAGTTGTTAAGGGAAAAAAAACAAAAACAAATAACGAAAAAAGTTTTCTAATCTAAATATGAACTACTCAATGTAATTATTACTGAAACAATACTACATAACACACCACCCCAGATAGAATCCATAATACTAACCCCTAAATCCCAATCTTCAAACATAAAATGCATTGTAAAATCAAAAGTTGCATATGAGGCTAAACCAAATGCACCCCCATAGAGAATTGCATCCTTGATTGTATTAGATAATTTATCCTTACGAATATGTGGCAATACTAACACTAATATTCCTAATGCTAATGCTAAATATACTATTAAAGCAGAATAATAGCGTTTGGTATAAGTTCTACCACTGATAGATTTAGTTCGGTTTGCATATAAATCTTTATTAATGTATAAATATGGTGCATCTACTAGAATAAATACGATGATGATAGATATGTATTTAAGAAGACACATTTTTTCTATTTTTAGTTCCCTTAATAAATTAAAATATATTATTTTATTTATTTTTTAGTCAATCTAAATTGCTCTGGAAGATTAATATTCTTTGTTTTCTTTATTTGTGCGTTATTTGCGTAGATTGCTTAATTTTCTTAGTTTTTTTGGATAGTAATACATTCAACTGTAATATTTCATATATTTCAATAAATTTATTACCTGATAATATTTTGCTATAGTTGTGAATATATTTATTTCCATCATTATTAGATAAGAATGTTCTACCATTATCTAACAATAAATAATTTATTGGATTAATAACTCTAAATTTATTACTATATTCTAGATATTCATTGGAAATTGGATTTGTTTATTTGATGATTTACCTAATATAAATATTAAAAATAGTAAATAATATGTATTATGTGAATAATTTTTCAAAAATTTCTTTTGCCAATGGCTTGGAAGATTTATTTAATAATACATGAAATCCTAATTCATTTATCATTTTAATACTAGGTTGTTGATTTTTTTTATTAATATAATTTTTTTTTAATTTGCTAATTATATTTTTATAATTATTAAAATATTTTTTATCTAAAGAAAAACGATTTTTTTGTAATTTTAAATTAGCATATCCAATAACAATAAGAATATCATTATATGAAAACCATATTTTATTAAAATTATCAATTAAAATTATTATATTTTTATTATTAATTTGAATTGTATTTCCATCAATAAATTTACAAATATCACTTGATTTTAAAATATCTAATAAATTAATTGATTCACCAGTCGTATTTACTAATTCATTATTACTTATAGAGTCTTCTATTTCTAATTTTTCTATTGCATCGCCTATAAATTTATTATTTTTAATAATTCCTAAATTAATACTTATGTATTTTTTAATATTATTAAATACATTATTTAATTTAATTTTATTTTTACTCCATATTAATATTTTTGCACTTTTATCTATACCTTCTACTATTCTATTTGCTCGGCTAATACGCTGTATTATATTTATTTCATTATTATTTGGATTAGTTAAAAAAATACTATCACATTCAGGTATATCTATTCCTTCATCTAAAATATGAACATTTAACATAATACTTATCTTAGTATTATTATTTCTAAACTTAGTTAAACTAGCATTTCTAGTAGTTTTACCACTACTATAATTAATATTATAAATTGCTAATTTTAGTTCGAAATATAAATTAACAGTTTTTAATACATTTTCAAATTGATTAGCTTCTTCAATTGTTTTTAAATATACTATGCATTTTTTAATATCTAATGCTCTTACACTTTCAAGTAAAAAAAAGGCTTTATAAATTAACTTAGTTTTTTGAATAATTGATTTATCAAATTTTATTTCATCTATATAATCTATTATTTTATTAGAATTAGGATAATAAAAATTATAATCACATATATATTTATTTTTAATTGCATCATCCCATTTCAAAGTATATTTGATATTTCCAAATATATTATCATATTCATTACTATAATTCTTTGGTGTGGCACTAATAAATAATATTTTATTATTACTTAATAATAATTTATTAATTTCATTATTTGTATCTGTTATATTTGCATTACTTAAATTATGAAATTCATCAATTACTATAAATATAGAACCAACTAATTTATTTAATAATTTATTAATAATATCACAAGAATTAAAAGTTGAACCAATTATATTTTTAGAACCTAACTCAATATTATTTATATTTCTATTATTTTGACAATGTATTAAATTAAATATTATTTTGAATTTACTTTGTGAATAATATTTTTTATAATGTAATATTAACTGTTCTGTTGTAGCAATTAAAGGACTTAGTAAAATGATATTATCATATTTCAATGATATTAGATAACTTACTAATGTTTTACCTGTTCCACAGGGCATTTCTAATATACTTCTATTAGCATTTTCAAGAATATTAAAGGACTCAATTTGATAATCGCGTGGTTTAATATTTTCATTACTTATTTTAATATATGGTAAATTAATATATTTAACTCTCTTTTTTCGACATTGTATTTGGCTAGATAATACACCGGTATAATATACTATTGGTGTTTTAATATCATTTTCAGCAATAAAATTATAAAATCCTGATAAATCACATATAGATATAGTATTATCAATACCTAATGTAGAATAATTTTTGCATTGTATATAATCATAAGTATTATCAGTTTTTTTTGCTAATATATCACATCCTATATCATCACATTTATTTTTAATATCTTTTATAAAGTCTAATTCTAGTAATATTTCTGGAGGTATATCCTTCCATAACCAACAATTAATATATTTTTCTTTAATAATATCTCTAATATAAATTTCATAATTAGTTCCTTGCTGTAATAAAGTTTCCATTTAAATCTTTGATATAAGTTAATAGTATAGTTTTTAAATCATTATTAAAATATAAAATTATTATCTTAATTCAAAAAACACTATCTAATAATATTAAATGCTCAAATTAGATATAACTATAGAAAATAAAAATAGGAAAATAGAACATAAATAATAGAAATAGAAAATAGATAATATATAATAAGATAATATAAAATAATTATGAATAAAGCCCAAATATTTTTTACATTTCGAGAAACTGCCAAAATAGAGTCCATTATTACCCAAATTACTGAAACTAATGATTACACCAAAAAAATAGAACTCTATATGGCAACTAAATCACAACAATTCATAAAATATCACAACAAATCTCTAGATGTTAGACAATGCCAATTTTATACAATGCCATATCTCCCTCGCTATCTTTTTGCAACAGTTTTCACTAAAACTAATACCAATCACCCCTATTTGCTATTTTTTAATCTAGATGATATATTAATAACGTTTTTAATACCTTTTGGTGGGGATTATAAACAAGCTGATATGCGAACATATAATGGTGCAATTAGTGAATCTAATTTAGTTGAACTTACTGCAATATTAGTTTTATTAGAAAAAACAATATATATTCGAAAACTCGGTATTGTTGATTCGAAACAATTTTCCTTAATAAATTGTTCTAATATTTCAAATTGTATAAAAAAAATGCACGAAATAGATAAAATGAAAGTATCTGCCGCTGAAAAACAGAACCTGAAAAATAAATATAATGAATATTATTTATATAAGGCTGTAGAATTTCTTAAATATTATTTTGATTTATTAGATGTTAGAAATTTTGACGAAGCAATGCTTTTTTTAAAAGGTGGGGATTCTAAACACTTTGGCAAACAAAGATTAAATACCTTTTTCAAAAATAATAAATCAATTATCGGTCATCTAGAAATATTCATTTCTCTCTATGAATTATATTATGCCACTAAAGATAGAGTAGTCAAATAATGAGCATTAATATAGTGGATATTGGATATTGGATATTGGATATTGGATATTGGATATTGGATAGAAAAAAAACGGAAAAAATAATTTTTTAGTTAAAAATTGAAATTATTTATAGGATAAGAATAAAGTATTTCCTATCTTTCAAGAATGGCTTCTCTACCAGATTTTTGCAGTTTTTGTCGCGCTGGCGATAAATGGGGACATTCTGTGTGCGAATGCAATTCTGTTCCTCCTCAAGAGCAAGTGCCTGCAAAGGTGCAAGTTCTAAAGAAGGGACCTTGCAAGGTGCATATGTCTGGTCGCAGATGTGAGGGGGGTATTTCCTGTCCGTGGTCTCACGATGA